ATACCTATATTTGCGTTACACTACCGTCGATTTGGAGCCCGATTCATCCTCCAGCCACTATCAATGATATGTGGGCGCCGTATGAGTATCGATGGATTGAAAATCTGGGCACCCAAATGGTGAAGGAAATTGTGATTTCGGTGGGTGGAATGACCCTCCAACGTTTCACAGGAAATAATTTGATGTCGATTGTAGAGCGTGACCTCGATAATACCAAGCGGGAGTTATATAACGAAATGACTGGACACGTTCCAGAGTTATACAATCCGGGGTGTTCTGGCGCACGATTGAACCAGTATCCTAACGCATATCGCACAGGTAATACCGCTGGAGCCGAACCATCGATTCGTGGGCGTAAATTATATATTCCTATCAACGCATGGTTCACACTTTCCTCGAAGATGGCATTTCCGCTTGTATGTCTTCAATATAATCAACTTCAAATCGATGTGACGCTGCGTCCCGTGAAAGAATTATTCACGATACGTGATGTGGGCGACCCCGGTAATTATTGGCCAGTTGTTCAGCCGGACTTTACGAACCCGCTTCACCAGATGTGGCGGTTTTTATACCCACCGCCAAGCATCGATTTATCTCTCGATTCTTATCCTAGTATTCGCACCGACTGGAATGCCGATGTTCATTTGGTCGCGACCTATTGTTTTCTCTCGGATGAAGAATCAAAAATCTTCGCGGCGAATCAACAAAAATACTTGATTAAATCGTATTATGACTGGGTTTTTAACGATGTAACGGGCAATCGAAAGATCAAAATAGAGAACTCGATGGGAATGGTGGCGTCATGGACGATGTTTTTCCAGCGGAGCGATGTGAATATGCGAAATGAATGGAGCAATTATACAAACTGGCCGTATGGCTATTTGCCGTATGATATTCTTCCCGCACCTATTGATGATGATTGGCGACCCTCCGCTTTTAATGAGAATGTGGCTCAGGCGAGTGATATGGCATCAAATTCAGAATTTCCAAACGACCGCTACTTCTACGATAAGAATGGGCCGAAGAATGGAATTGGACCCGGTATCAATCCGCGGGATAAACGGCTGACCGGGCTTCATATTACGGGCGACTTCCAAGCAGAGAATCAGCGCGACATTTTACAGACGATGGGAATCTCTTTGAATGGGAAATACCGAGAGAATTTACTGGACGCGGGAGTCTATAATTATGTGGAAAAATATACACGCACCCGTGGAAGTGCGAAACCGGGGATTTATTGTTACAACTTCTGCCTGAATGCGGACCCGTTTGACCTACAACCCAGCGGTGCTATTAATATGAGCAAGTTCAACCAGATAGAGTTGGAGATGGCGACGATATATCCACCGTTAGACTCTGCTGCCGAAGTGAAAGTGATTTGTAACCCGAATACACGAGAGATTATCGGCATGAATAAACCGAATGTGAATATTTATCTTTATTCATATGATTTACACATACTGGAAGAGCGGTATAACGTGCTAACATTTGTGTCGGGCAACTGTGGTTTGATGTATGCCAGGTGATCGACCCACTTCGTGCGACGCGACGCGACGCGAAACGCAATATCTCACCAAAATTATTATATCGTATATATAACCTGAATACATATACGATGGCGGATGATGAAGAAACAAATGTAGACGATGTCGGCGGAAATGAACAAGAAGAAGAAGAAGAAAGTACGTTTAGCAAAGTTGGCGGACTGTTCGGCGGTGGCGGCGACAAGGACAAGGACAAGGAGGAGGCCGACGACGCCGACATGGCCAAGGCTAAGGCCGCGGCTGCCAAAAAACCGAAATCCGGTTCCGCAAAGTCGCTATTTGACATAGTCGCACTTAAAGAGTTTGGTTTAAGTGTATTGACACTTTTTATCGAAACAATTATTATTTCGGTGATTTGTGTAAATATTCTCTTTTTTTCGGCACCAGAGAGTATTCGAAATAACCGTCTCAATCTAAATAAACTCTTCCCGACAGAACGAGCCGCGTGGCCTTATTGTTATACGAACGAATATACATCATGCGATGCGGATTGTCATGATGAATTTGGCGGAATCGTCAATGACCCAAACATCACAACCGGCAAAAAGATATTCTTGAAAGCCGCTATCCTTCTGGATACATATGTATTCAAATGGTTCTGTCTTACTAAAGAAGACGTAGAAATGGTAGATGACAGCGTTAAAGAAGGTGTCACGAAGGTAAATCTTCTTAACTGGGCTTTCATTAAAGCACGATTCAAGCAATGGATTAACAATTCATTCATATTCTCATTTTCAAGCGACCGTGCGATGATGCACTACGTATTCGATAAAATAACGAAAATGTTACAAGCAATTCCCGTAGAATTATACGATGTTGTCAGTCCGCTCTTTATTCTATTTATGCCAATTGTATTTCTGTTTTTAGTAGGGTTTATGATGACGGGGGGGCCTTTTTTCACGACAATTATCGGCATGATTATAAATAAAACCGACAACGGGATTGAATTTATTGGCGGTTCATTATGGTCACTCTTAACTGGATTTGGACTTGGTATAATACCAGTGATATCATATATAGTTCAACTCATTCAATTCATCGGCACCTTCTTTATTTACCCGCTTCTTCATTGGGACAACTATCGCGAGTTATATTCACGCTATGTCCCGATTATATTCTTTTTCTTTAATTTGGTGCTCATGTTTTACGCATTCGAGTATTTGGATCTAAATGTCGCAGCGATCGTCATTATGATGTTGCTGATATTATATCTAACGCATTACTGGCACGGAATTATGAAGTTTTTCACTAGTATAACTAGTTGGGGGGCGTAGAAACAACATAAATAATATCGTATAAGAAGTATTATATTCATTATACGATATTATGGGTGGAAAAAACAAGTCATCGCTACATGGTGCCGCTGCTGCCGCTTCAACGGTCGAGAAATCAACCCCCGAATATTTCAAGAAATATCCATTTGTAAGTGTTTGTACACCGACATTCAATCGTCGCCCATTTATTCATTCGATGATTGCTTGTTTTAATGCACAAGATTATCCGCAAGACCGAATGGAGTGGATTGTTATCGACGACGGAACCGATCCCATCGAAGACCTCATTGCGTCGCACCCTCGTGTAAAGTATTTTAAATATGAGACCAAAATGACGCTTGGAAAAAAGCGTAACCTGCTTCACGAGAAATCGCGTGGTGAAATATTGGTCTATATGGACGATGATGACTATTATCCGCCCAAACGTGTTTCTCACGCGGTTGAAATGTTGCTTTCGCACCCCGATGCGTTATGTGCGGGTTCTAGCGAGATTTATATTTATTTCAAGCATATTCAGCAAATGAAACGGTTTGGGCCTTATGGGCCGAATCATGCTACGGCGGGAACATTCGCATTCAAGCGAAAACTGATAAAACAGCATCGATATAATGATGACGCATGTTTGGCGGAGGAGCGTGCGTTCTTGAAAGATTACACCGTCCCGTTTGTTCAACTTGACCCGATGAAGGTGATTCTGGTGTTTTCGCACGAGCATAACACCTTTGATAAACGCAAACTATTGGTGAATGCGAATCCGGATGTTGTGAGAGATTCGCCGAAGAAGGTCATGGATTTTATTAAAGACCCGAATCTTCGTAAGTTTTATTTGTCTGATCTAGAGAAATTGCTGGAGGATTATGCTCCCGGACGGCCGGATATGAAACCCGATGTCATCGCACAGACATTACAACTAGAAAAGGATCGGGCAAAAATGGCCGCAGATGCGGCGGCGGCAAATGGTGGCGGGAATATCGTTTTACAACAACCGGGACAACAACCCATTTCGTTGAATAATCAACAAGTCGTCCAGATTCTGCAAAATCTACAGAGCGAGGTTGAAACACAAAAGACAGAAATCGACCGTTTGACGTATGAAAACAGCGAGCTGGCACGCAAATATGAAATATTACAAAAAGAACTGGCCACAGCCGCACCCGCACCCGCACCAGCAGCACCCGACAAGACTCTTCCTGAAACGATTTACGTATAAATTCATCTCAATAATAACATCCGGTGTCAAACCAGATATTATTATTATTATAATGCGATCGCTCGCCTGTTACTTACGCCTTGACGATTTCAACAGAATTAATCTTCAAGCATAGAAAACTGTTCTTGGATTCGTGAATAATGAATTCGCGGGTTTTGTTATATTCTTCAAATTTCTCCTTTAGAATATGTTCAATCTCGCTTACGGGGAGGTCGTCGTCTTTAGATTTATATTTTGACTCTTTGCCGTCGTAATCGTCGTCGTCGCTGCCGTCGTCTCCATGACGCTTTGACTTCGATTTCGATTTCGATTTCGATTTCGACTTCGACGCATCAACACGCGTATCGTCGTCAGGAGGAAGATATTCCCAATCACCGAGAGATTCAAGCGTTTGATTATTCACATTAAATACGACGGAATCGGAATTGAATACTAGGGCAGTCCCCGGTGCGTGTTTATATTTATCAAGTTCGATTTCTGTAATGAGGTCAAACTCGTCCAAAAATTGGGTTTTACGAAGATAACTCCTAATATAACCTGCGATTTCTGGTGTGATTTTTACGGTATAGGTCTTGTTGGCGTTCTCAGCATCGCTTCCGTCGCTGTCACTGCCGCTGTCACTACCGCTTTCGCTTTCGCTGCCGCTGCCGCTGTCACTACCGCTGTCACTACCGCTGCCGCTACCGCTGCCGCTTTCGCTGCCACCGTGATGCTTCTTTGCTGCTTTTTTTTTAGGCGAACTGCAAGGCGGATTCAATGAAACACACTCAACCTCTGTATCTAAAATCAACCGATATTTTGAATCAAACGAAATCGAAGCACCCATCGCGAATTTTGTTCTAAATATTGATAATATCTTTTCGGCATTATTCAAACGCATAGCGTCGTCGCCACATGGCTATATTATTAGTATATCACCATCCCAATCATCACATTCGGGCTCCATTTTTTCCATAAATTTGTCTAAATAGCGATAAATCCGGTTTATATCCAATTTTGTTATTTCATACATTTCTAAAATCCGCGGGATTTCTTCTTCACTATACTGTTTTTTTAACGTCATGAAGAACGTAAAAAGGTCACACTGATCCATCGAAAGTTGAATACATAAATTCTGTATAAATAATTGATTGTTATACTCAGTGCTATATTTGGTAAGCACTTTTGTGAAACGAACTTCGGTCGGGTGAAACCGTGCCTTTTTCGGGAACGATTTGTGATACAAGTAATGATTATAAAACGTCTTTATGAGAGACGACAATTCATTAAAGAGCCAAATCTGGTTTTGAAATGTAATCCGGTCGAAGTAGTCGGCCTGACATATATTGTCGAGCACTAGTTTATAAAAAGGGGCACTTACACTCACTGGCATTTTTTCAAGAACATCAATTATATTTTCATGCCATAAGAGTCCAATTGTGGTGCGGTCGGTCTCGTTGATAAGCACGTTATGCTCGGATATAGGGTATTGCGTATTTAGCAATTTTTCGGTGATTTTTTTGATGTCTTCGTTGTATGTTTTCGGCTGAAAAATTGCGTGAAGAATGTTATTGGCGAGTATATTATTAGATTTTTTACTCATCTCTATTACCGCGCCGAGTTTGCGTAAATTACCCTGAATAAACTCGATGATATTCTTTCGCATCGTGGCGTCAATACTCGGCAACGTGAGGTCGATAATTTGCGTCATTTGTGCGGGTGTCGGCGTTTTTAATTCATATACATAACATACTTTCATGAGTTCCTTGATTTTCTTGTCGATGTGGTAATTCCCGATACATATGATGGGATTCATCGTGATTTCCTCCTGTTTTTGTTTCTTCGTCTTTTTAGGGCGAATGAGTTTGATGAGAGATGTGATTCCGCCTTTATCGCCGTTATTCATTCCATCGAGTTCATCCATAACCACGACGATTTTCTGGACTTTACGCTGGAATATTGACATGATATTTTTATCCGATATATTGTGCTGCGTAATCGATTCAATAATCGACTTATTGCGTATGTCTCCTGCGTCGTATTTCACCATATCATAATTTAACTCCTTTAATAGACGGACGACGAATTCGGTTTTTCCGCAACCTGGTGCGCCGTAAATATAGATACCTCGTTTGAATGTGAGGTCTGCCTTATTTTTTTGAAATGATGCCAAGAAGTCTCGAATATTGTTGTAGATAGATTCGCGGCCAAGAAATGCGGTATAATTTTCCATACCGATGTTCGTCTATCTATGTATGTAAATGAATAGTTTTTTTGTTTTTATATATTATAACTCGGTATATTCATAAAATGAACGCAATACAGGAATTATTCGCTCCTCTTGATAAGGATTATTGTTTATTGTTTTATTGGCTTACTGTCGCCAATTTTATTTTCTTGGCGGTTGCGTCCCTTGGCTTCGTTTCATCGCTGGTTCTTTTATTTAGGGGAAAAATCACGATAATGAGTGGATTGTATTCGTTCTTGATGATTTTGGTGTATGCTCTCATGTACTTCCAGACACGTCTGTTCTACTCGATGTGCGTCACTAGCAACATGAAGGCAGGCACGTATGGCATGGGCGGGGCTCCTTCCGACTCTCTTCCCGCAGTGGCACAACATGCTTCGGGTGCGGCACCTGGTGCTTATCGCATGTAACGCACGCACGCATCGATGCACCGATGCTTCATGACATAATACGCTGCTGATCTATTATGTCATATTACTACTACTCAGCGGTTAGATACATTTCAATGAACTAGCACGCGATTTTTGTCCATCGACGATACCCTCCCATGGGACGTATCCTCCATCCACATCGGTTAGGCCGCTTGCTCTGAATGTAGCATTTTGTATACCGTTAAATTGACCACAGTCATCAACACTAGCAGTCCTATTTGCTGATGGCGATAATCCGTAAGTATCTTCACATGTATTATTAGTAGCATTAAAACTCATCCGGTCAGGGCATTTGGAAATCTCAGGCGGCCACTTCTGTGTGCTCTTGGACTTCCAGAGTAAAATTGCGACAGTTCCAACGGAGATAACAAACGCAATAACTGCCAATATCAAGACCATTTTTTGTATGGAAAGATTGAAAAAATTGCTAAACACGCCACCACTACCCGAACTACTTCCGTTGCCACTAGAACTAGATGATGAACTTCCAAACGCGGAAGTTCCGATATTTTTTGAACCCGAAATAAAATCCATAGCAGAAGTATAGATACTACCTATATAAATATATACTCTATATATACATACTATATACAATAACCTGCGCCGTTTTCACATGAACCGCTTCGACTATCGCACAATTCCAGAAGAAACATTTATTGGACAACCTAAAAACGGTCGTCTTGATATTATTACTCCGCCCATACAAGACCAGTTTGCGTTATATGACAAAAACCCGGTTCATCAGTGCGTGACATATCGTGACGCATTGAACGGTATTTGGGAAAACACCCCGCTTTCAAATGCTTTCTTTAGCAAGGAGAATATGCAAATTATTCAAAACGGTATTCGTGCAGGTGTGTATCAACGGTCGCGTGGCAAATACGTCATTGGAGAACAAGATTGCGACACCCTTCGTATCATCATGCGCACGATTTATCTTCAAAACTCAGCGAATGCTCCCACGGATATCCGCGAGCAGATTATTGAATTAAATGAATTAGTATTCGAATACTGTGTTCCACGCGTTCACGGTGAAGCGGAAGGATATATACAGTATAAGCGTGATGTTAGCAACATGTATACGCCAATGGCTCACCCGAACTTCTCGGATTACAAGCATAAGACGCTTGAGTTGAAGCCGTGGTTTTGAGTATGCCGCACTGCTGTTTCAATTGATGTGAACGAATAATAATAATAATAATAATAATAAAAAATATTTTTGTTATTATTCATTTTCCAACGATTCGCCATAGAATATATACTTATTGTGCCTACCTATTTACGCCTTCTTCACGACCATCTTCTTCTTCGAGGCGGCTCCTGCTGCTGCTGCTGCTGCTGCTGCTCCTCCTTTCGACGCCATACTTACAACACTAGCCTCCGCCGCCGTCACCCATTTGCGATACTCTCCCTCAAGTTCATCCAAGTCACGCACCCATAATGCCTGAATCGATGTGTCTGTAAGTGCGGAATGTTGCGCACGTTTAGAATCACGCTCCGCGAGAAGATGACGGACATTCTCATCCGACACACTATCCATCGGCATTTTCAACAGATATTTGAACTCAACGTCGCCGTCAATGTGTTCATATCCATGTTCCGTCATCTTTGCGAAAATCGCCTCCTTCGTCTGTCGTCGCAGTTCCAACTTGTCGTCAAGCACTTCTTGGATGTATCGCGCACGGTTGGTAAGCACACGCAGTTCGTTCGCAAGTTGAGCCAACATCGCCGCCTTGCGTTTGGCGTAAAGAGCAAGTCGCTCCACGTAATAATCCTCGATGATGTCGTAGATTGTCGCATACTTACGCAGTTTCTCGTGTGCGTCGAACAGATTCATATTCGTCGTGCTTTGCGTCGTGAATAACCCGAGGAGTTTCTCCAGTTTGTTGGTTCCTGCTTCAGCATCCACGATTGCCGCCTGAAGGTCTTTCGGTGTGTGTGGATATGACGGATGAAATGTGACGGTGATATCCACGACAGTATCCGTCGACATGTCGCTATATTCTTTAAGCACGGGAACGGCGCCACCCTTGTCGGCAGCGGCAGCGGCAGCGGCAGGCACCTCCATCAACTTTTCCAAGAACTGTTTATAATCATCCGTCCATGTTCCAATCGGGAGTTCGGTAATGCGGACTTTACGGTCGGCGATGATTTCATATGAGCCTTTGATGAGATATTTCGGCAGTGAGTCTGTTGATGATATATTCTTGATGGTTC